TTCAAAACTGAAATTCCATATGTACCCGGATACCAGGTCGTTAGTTACAACAGGGGGATTGTAGGGTGATCCGACGGCAAGTGCTTCGGCCATGCAATGGTAATATCCATGTATGGACCAATTGCCGGTATAAACGATTTTCCAGTCTTCGCCGAGGTGATCGGTGATGATGTCGGCAGGGACATTGTTTTTGGACGTCTGGAAGGATTGCACAGAATAGAACGAACGGATTTCCTTGTTCCGCTCGCCTTCCGGCAATAGTCGGAGCTCTTTTTCACTCGCCACCTGTGACGACGCGCGAAAGGAAACCGTTGTTGTGCTCGGTGGTTGCCAGATCCCACTGATATAGCCGCCGACGCTGGCACGTTCCAACGTCATATCAACCAGGAACTCAGGGTCCAGTAATACGCAAGAGACGTCAAGTACCATTTATGCACCCTCCGACTTGCGTAATTTGTGGGAAATCTGTGTGCGGAGATGTCCCGTTTCGATCAAGGGATTGTTGAACCCTTTTTTCTTGATCGTGGACGGTGCATTCGGCGGGGTAGATAGTGTCGTGATTTTTTCCTGGACGTCGCCAACCATTTCAAGCCCGATCAGATTGGCGGCACGTTCCAAAGTTAGTTTTCCATCAGCAACCGCCTTGACGGCTTTTTCCATCAGTGCACTGTATTTACCCTCGTTTTCAGACAAGGTGGATCGGAGGAACGAGCGTTCAGGGATACGTGAAGTGCCGAATTCGTTGGCAGCGGCCACAAGGCCGGTAGGGGTGCCGTCGGGGTATGGAATGGAATCCTTATGGACGCCGACGTCTATATGGATTTCATCTTCCAACCGTTTACGTAATATTTTCAAACGGGCTTCATTCTGTTTGTTTTTGCGTCTGAATATTTTAGAAAAGAATCCCATTGATACTCACAGGGTTGTATTTATAGATCACCTGATAGCTGCATCCGGCGGAAATTAGGTCGAGCAATGATAGGAATTCGAGTCCATATGGTGTTGATTTGAACGGTAGTTTCCAATCGTCGGCAACAGAAATACTTTGTTTCGAATAACTGACTTTATCAGCCGTTTTGGACTGAATCGGTCCGGCAGCATTGAAATTACCACCTGCTGTTGCTGTTTGAGAGCCAACCCAAATCCAATGAGCTGTAAGCTGGTAAACACCATCGTCCAACAGGTTGCCCCAACACGCGGTTGAGAGCATCCTGTATGAACGATCGAGATAATATTGAATACGGGCGTCCGGATATGCTACAATATCAGCGAATTCAGGGAATACTGAACGTATATCTGCTGGAGTTAGTGCCATATCCGGATCCCTTTACAATTCGTTGTCGTCGCTGACACTCTTTTTTGCTTTTGCGCGTTCATCATCGCGTTTGCCCGCTTCTTCGCGTTGTCTGCGTTTCGATGCTTTTTCAGCACTTACGCGCTCACGCTTCCGCTTGGCTTCTTCGATGATGTTCTTTGGGCGGTCCTGCTGTTCCCGCTCATCTTCCAGCTTCCGTTCCGAAATCGCTTCCTCAGCAACGGTGACGTTGCCCATGATGACGATTTCAGCAGATTTCTCACGATCCCGAAAGTGTTTGCATTCCTTGCGAAGTGCATCGACTTCAGATGATGGGAGAATTTCCGCATAGCCCAGGCCGGGAATGCAACGGATACGTTTTACAAACGTATCCTCTGCACCATTAACCCGGCGTTTGAAGATGATAGGGCGGCTGGTCGTGTTGTGAATCACGACCATTTCGTCTTTTACTTCAGTCTTTGGCATCTTGTGGCCTTCTTTTGGAGTTTGAGTTTAGATGTCCTGTTCGATCGAAACCGAACCAGGATAATAGATATTCAATCCTGCGATACGACCTTCGCCGGGAATCTGCAACGCAAGATTCTTGCGTTGTTCGGACAACCATTGGAGCTCCATTGGAATTTCCAACTGCATCTTGTCTGGACTGCGACGATACGCGACCATAACGTCAGCACCGCCGGAACCTGCGCCAGTGCATTCGTTGACAGGGATAATCTGATCCATTGAAGAAATGAACTCAGAATTGGCAACAAAGAACTGAGCGATTGTGGTATCACTGACAGTAGAACGCGGGGTACGCATGATGTATTTGTACTGGAACGGAGGCAACAGGAGTGTGTCCGGTTGTTCGATCATCAGCGTATCAGACCATTGTTCATCTGTGATGCTGAACATATCCTCCAGGATTTCGTCGGCTGTTTTAGTAACCCATTCAGGAAATCCACCAGCGCCGTTCGGGACGTTACCTATGGCAACATTTGGATTATTGAACAATCCGAGCAATCCATATGGATCGGAACCGAAAAACGCGATTTCGTTGAAGAGCTCTTCATGCCCACGGACCGCGTTATTCATTTTCATGTCACGCAGGGACTTACCGGCCATTGCTGCGGCGCGTAATTCCTGAGTTGACAGAATGAAACCAATCGTGGAACTATGGACTTTGATTGGTGTTTCCTTACCGGATACACCTGACAACGGGATGTCGTCGGCGTAGTTGGTAACGATCTTCGCCATACCCGACTTGTCGTATGTGTAGAACAGAATGGTTTCTGCTCCGGGATCGGCTTCATTGGAAACCGGGAACACCTGCCGATATTTCAGTTCTGCGTATTGCACGTCGTAGCTACGCGCCTTGATGGCAGTAAGCTCACGCGCGAAAAATACGGCAGAATCCAAACCGTCGCCGGTGTACATGGGTTTGCCGTTGGCATGGATCAACAGTCCTTCATCTTCGAGGAACTGAAGGGCACCGCGGGAAATCATATGTCTTTCCCCGCTTGCCGAATCAACTACATATTGCATTGCACTCATCGTGTGTTTTCCTTTTGCGGGGTTTATGCTTCGGGTGCGGTTCCGTCAAGACGAATGATCGCCAAACCACCTGCGGCGGCGGTTGTCGTCCATTCTGCGCCTGGTAGTACGGTTTGGGCAGTTGCCGGGGCCATGGTGATTGTCCAGATATCGCCAACGATGAAATCGGCAGCACCATCACTGATTGTAATACCGAACTGGTTTGTCAGGTAGGCAACGCCAACCGTCAGATTCGCCAATGCGATACCGTCAGGATCCACGACGCCGAAGATTTCCGAACCGGAAACCGTGGCATCAGTGCACGTGAGGGTGTAAACGCCTTCTTTGGTTGCGGTGCCAACCGTTACCGCGCTTGCTGTACCATCGCCAGTATTACCACCATCGGCGGCAGCGACGCCGGCAAGGGCGACGGCTCCGGCATCCAGAACGCCGGTTGCGTCAAGATAGTTAACCACATCACCCGGCACGCAACCGGCGGGGCAGATTGCCCAAATGTAGCCGCGGCGCATGACGTTGATCACCTCTTCGGCAACATACGTAAGCGCGCCGGTGTTGATAACACCTTGAGTAGTCAGCTTCCGCAATGTGATACCAAATGCAGGTCCGCCGGTTGAACCAACGAGAACCTGGGTGTCTGGATCCGTACCAGTGCCAACGGCGACGGGTGCGGCCAGCGTGGCGTCTTCAACCGCGCGGCTGATGACTTCACGTTCTGCCATATAGGCAATGTCGCCAGCGATCCCAATAGGTGTCAGGCGTTCATAAGTGGTTTGTGCTGGCATTATACCGCTCCATTGCGCATTTTAGATGCACGTTCTTTGTTTTCGTCAAGTTTCTTTTGACGCGCTGCTGCGACCGGATCCACAACGGGTTCGGTCTTGGCGTCACAAGCAAGGTGTTCCGCGCGTTTTTCACCGAGACGTTGATAGGCGTTTTTGGTGTTGGCGAGTAAGCCGAGGAACAAACCCTCAACCATACCTTCGCTTGCACTGTCAAGATCGATGTCGCCCTTGTAACCGGCTTTCACGGCTTCCCGGCGGACCTGACTGTTTGACTTGCCATCGAAGCTGGCGGAGTCGCCGACCAATGTTGCGGCATCAGTGCAAAGTTTCGCACGTTCGGCGGCACGTTGGTCAAGGTCATAATCGGTGACGATTTGAGTTTTCAAAACTTCGAGTTCGCCCGTGAGCTTGTCGAGTTTTGCTTGATAGTCGGCCTTTGTCGATTCAATGGCCGATGCGTGGTCGGTGGTCAATGAAGTTTGTGCTTCAGTTGCCGCTACCAATTCCGTTTGAACGCCTTTGAACAGATCAGCGACTTGCTGAGTCATGTCGTAAGGGACGCCCCGGAATTTCAATGTAACAAGGTCCATAATGGTGCCTCTGTTATCGGGAGTTATACCGGCGGCATCCGAAACGCGACATTCCGAACCGCAACGGCCTGTATTTACGAGAGCAACATGATTCCCCAACATTTTGGTTTGAATCACATCGTATGGTGTGCCGTCCGGAGCGATGCCCGGGCGACCTTCAAAAATTGACATATACCCTAGTGATAGCTCCCGCTTCGAGCCGTTTTCGATTTCTGTAATGGTAGCGGAATCTTCAACCTGTATGTCGCCCATCATATAGTCGCCATCCATCCGGATATTGAACGCGTGCCCGACCCGCTCACCTTTTACGTTGATGACATTGACAGCCTGCTTCGGGTGCTTATTCACGAAGGGTTTGTTCTCGAAGGATTGGAGAACATCAAGGGTAAAGAGCTCAGGAGGACGATAAGCAACAACCGGATCCATGGAGCCACGCAGGATTTGATTCTCAGGCTCAACTATGCGGATTTCACCCGCGCGATAGGTCACCGTTCCGGTACGCGCCAGGCGGTTATCACGGATAATCAAAAAACCTTCCGGCGTGTATTCGCGCTTTGTAGACGGTTTGACTGATAATCGATCGAGCGTTAGTTCCATGCGTGGCCTTTAAAATTATAAAATCTCGTAAGTAACGTAAACGTTTTTTACGAGATTTCAAAATAAAGGATACGAAAATTCGTAATTTACTTCATCGGCTTCTTGCTTTTCATCATGTCATCAACATCTTTCGCCATGGTTTCCATTTCGTTACAAGCATCTTTCGTCGGGGTAGATCCACCTTTCAGAACTTTGATTCCGTCCAGTTTCCCGCCGCTTTGTGCAACGCCAATTTCTTTGATGTTCGGTTTGGGCATGTCCATTATATGTTTTCCTTGGTTAGGGGTTGAGTTAAAAAGTGGGTATAACTGCACGCGCGACACAACGACAATTCACGTCGTGACCGGGTGGCCCTGTTTTCGCCGGTGGACTGTCCCACCGAAATACTTTCCCGTGATTGGCTTTGTGTGTTGGCCGGACGCGGCTATCCTGTGATGTTATCCAAACGTATTCTGTGACACCTAATTCCATTTGCCGACGTTGGTTGATCGCTGCTGACACTTTCGCTACCTGGTCACGTGCAATGAGTTTCGCACGTCGCCGGGTGACGCCAACACGATCCTGGAGCTTCTGTTCAATGGATCCGGCAGCTTCACCCTGATTGACACTCTGCATGACAATGCTCGTGATATCTTTAAAGTACTCTTCAGGGATGGATTTGATCAAGGATACGTTCTCCGCCACAGACGCTTCAATCGTTGGCTCCATCCGGTTTGTAGGAACCGTCGGCGTTGGCTGGTCGTCCGGGATGCCTTTAC